AGAGACTTGTGGGACTCAGTACGACAAGGTGTTTACAGATTTGTCTGATTTACATAGACAAGGTTGGTACACACTACGCGAGGTTGCTGATTAGCTTGATGTTGTTTAGTATGAGCGCCTTAGCTTCTGAACGATGTCTAAACCGAAGAACATCCAGCTGATCGAATCAAAACCCAAAACGACTTCTATTGGTTACGGTATCAACTCACGCCCTCGCCGCCGCGGCAAGAAACCTTATAGAGGTCAAGGCAAGTAGACTTGCTTTATCTTTATAAAGTAGGAAGTGGCTACTATCTCCCTTATAGCTGGCGGCTCCATTGCTGCCGGTGATGTTGTTACGCTCGACTCCTCTGGTTTAGCACACAAGGCCACCGCTTTATCTGTTAAACAAGCGACTGCTGTCGGTATTGCTCTAGACACAGTTTCAGCTGGTGGTCTTTTGCGTGTTAACGGAGATAGCGTATATCCTTATTTTTCCGGACTGACGCCAGGTGAGGACTTATATGTCAGCACCACCTCTGGTCAGTTAGTCAATTATCCTGCCTGGATTAGCGGCGTTGTTGCTGAGGGTTACGGTTATGGCTATTTAACCCGCGTGGGAAGGGTGATTACAACTTCTGGTGTCGAGGTTGAGTTAGTACCGCCTGTTTTTGTCTCAGCTTCTGGTCTCTGATTGGGATAAAATTAAACTAACAAGACGTCTACGCGGTGCGAGATGACAGAAAGAGCTATTTTTAATCGTCGCTACACCTCGTATACACCGAACGGAACTGAAGTTTGGTTACTTAATGGCGCCGGTGTTACGACCACAAGCATCAGTACTCAAACTTTTATAGCCTCCGAGGATCTTATCCAGGGTGAGGTTGTATTTGTCAGCGGAGTTTGGGCTGTTCCAGCTACGGCAGCTTCTGGAGCTTCGAATCCTGAATATTATCCTGTCGGATTGACTTCGGAAGCCGCTTTCCAAAACGCTACTGTCCCAGTCGTTTTAGATGATGTCGCTGTGGTCTCCGCTGCGAATATCACAGCCGACTCAAGTTTAGTGCCTGGCGAGCTTTACTATTTGTCAAAATATAAAGGAGAAGTGACTCGATTCCAGTCTGCTTCTGGCACTATCGTCCGAGCTAGTGGATACGGTGCTGTGATACCTGTCGGAACTGCGCTCAGTGCTTCTGAGTTACAAGTGGAGATCGGCACTCCCGTAATTCTTACGGCTTGAGTTATACTGAACTTTAGGAGTGTTGGATCATGGCTACTAGGCGCCCGCTAGTTTTAGTATCTGGCCTGACCTCTGAGTTGCCTGATGGTGATTCTGTTGTTGGTGTTAGCGCTGGTAGCGTAACCGCAGGAAGCGGACTAGAAGGCGGCGGTGATGTCAGTACCGATATTCGTCTTGATGTTCGGCTTGCTCCTAACCCAAGCGGAATTATTTATGTAGGTACTGGCGATACTTCAACAATTGGTTTAGACGGTGCCGCTCAGGCATCTGGTAACGCAGGTATCTCATTAGCTAACACAGCACTTGCGTCTGGCAACGCTGCTTTAACAGTAAGCTCTACGGCGCTAAGTTCAGGTAATGCTGCTTTAATTCTTGGAAATACTGCCTTAGCATCGGGTAACGCAGCTCTTTCACAAGCAGAGGTCGCACAAGCTTCTGGTAATGCCGCTCTAAGTAACGCAGCAGTAGCTTTAGCGTCTGGTAACGCTGGACTTTCACTTGCTAATCAAGCGCTAGCGTCTGGTAACGCAGCTTTAACTAAGCTATATCGTAATTACTATTCGACAACTATTCCCGTTAATGCTGCTGCAGGAGATTCGATTACTGTTTTAGCTTCTGGTGTTTTTGTATTATTACCAGCTTCTCCTTCTACAGGTGATGAAATTGTTGTCGGTACCGGTAGTGGTATTGCAGACACTGTTATAAGCAGAAACGGGAACTTAATTATGCAGCGTAGTGAAAATCTAACCGTGGATAGGGACGACACTAACGTAACTATCAGGTACGTCAATGCTTCCCTTGGTTGGCGTATCTATTGATATTTCTATTCTGTCTACTAACACTCGTGTTAAAGTAGGCTAGAGTAGGGTCTAAGGGTCGACGTGATTACTCGTCACAACAATCTCAACGGGGCTGGTCGATGAGCACGCTAACTCAATTTTTTGGTGGGTCCTCCCAAGGAATTCCTTTAAGGGTTCTAGTCCAAGCTGCCGGAGGCGGCGGCGGCGAACCGACTTATGGATACGGATCCGGGGCAGGTGGTGCAGGTGGCATTGGATTAACCAATAGTGGCTATCAGGTTGCGCCTGGCACTACTTGCACTATCACAGTCGGAGGTGGCGGAGCCGCTGCAACACCTTCAGTTCCTGGTACTAACGGCGGATTCTCTGCTTTTTCTGTACCAAGCGACGGAAAAGCAGACTCTATACGAATAGAAGGTGGACAAGGCGGTGGCCATACTGCTGGAGCTGCAGGAAGCCCCATCCCCGGCGGGTGCGGCGCAGGACAAGGTGGCGGACCTGCAGGCAATCCTGTTTCACTTTATACCGACTGGAGTGGTGACGGTATCGTTACGGAGGCCGTTTTCCCGTGGGGGGTTGCTTACGGAAACCCTGGGGTAGGTAACGGAACACTTGCCGACAGCAGTGGCTCTACGAAGGGCAATAGAAGGGGTTGCAAAAGTTATATTACAGGTACTTTAACTTTTTATGGTGCGGGAAATACAAGCCCGGCGATTGCGCCAGTCGCTAACAGCGGTAACGGTGGAGGAGCCCCGAAGCAAGCGGGGTCTCCTGGAGTTGTAGTTGTTCAATACCCATCTACGTACGGAGCCGCTTCCTCGTCTCCTGGAGCAGTTGACGTAAGTCCAGCGACACCGGGGTTCTATACCTATAGGTTCACTTCTTCCGGTTCCATTACCTTACCCTAGGAGTTTGTCTCATGGCGCATTTCGTTAGCTTAAACCAAAACAACAAAGTTTTGAATGTCTTTAGGATAGCCAATGAAGATATGCTTAACGAAAAAGGTGAAGAGGTCGAAGCCTTAGGCATTTTAAAATGCGAAGAATTATTCGGTCCAGGTAAATACCTACAAACTTCCTATGAAGGTAATTTTAGGGTTCGGTTTGCAGGTATTGGGGATTTCTATGATGAGACTCTAGACGCTTTTATTCCTCCAAAAGTCTATGATTCCTGGATTTTTAATAACTTAACTTATGACTACGATCCACCTGTTCCGAAACCTACAGATGTTACCCCAACCAAAGACTACATCTGGAACGAAGAAACCAAAACTTGGGATGAGATTGACGATGGTGGGCGAGGCCCTAAGCCGCCCGTGCCAGAAAATTAATATAACTAAACAATTCTTTATTTTTATCTTATGGGAGCTTACTTGGACTAGTATGCTGGGATGAAACCCAGGGCTCCCTTAAGTTATGGCCTTCCAGACTGTCTGGCATTATACCTTACTACCACCCAAAGTTATTGATTCGATCGAAGAGGATCTAGGGTTAACTTTTGATCCCGAGTTGCAGGACTCCCGCGTAGGAATCGGTGATTTCGGCACTGTAGATAAAGAGAAGCGTAACGCACTTCACGCGTGGGTACCTACAACGCACTGGGTTGCTGGTTTCATCTGGCACTACGTTTGCCGCGCTAATCGTGATAATTTTCTGTACGATTTGACAAATATAGATGGTGAGTCTCTTCAGTATACTGTATATAATGAAGGTCAGTATTATGGATGGCATAACGATGCCGGTATAGGATCTCAATATAAGCCCGTATCAAACAGTAATCGAGGAAGTGGTGAAGAACTCGCTCAAGACTTTATAAATGAAAACTGTGAAAAAGTTCGTAAATTGTCTTTTAGCCTTCTTTTGTCAGACCCCGAAACATATGAAGGAGGTAATTTGCAGTTTCTTGATGAATCAGGTAAATCGTACATTGCGCCTCGGCAGCGAGGCACTATAATTTTGTTTGATTCTCGTACTCAACACAGAGTCCAGAAAGTGCGGAGTGGTGTGCGAAAGAGCATAGTTGGTTGGACTGTGGGACCTCGTTGGAAGTGAAAGACATGATTAGCATGACTATTCAGGACATCGAGCATATAGAACGTGCTAACTCAGGCACCTCTCCGACAAATAACAAGCAGTTCGACGAGGACGGCTATTTAGTCGTCCGCGATCTATGGGATCCTCAGGATTTATTTGCAGAACCGCCTGAAAAAAAGGGGGTATACCGATATCACGGCGCAATTGACAAGTTTTCTTTTTTCTCTGAAGATCCTCAGGTCCATGGAGCCACCGCTCGTTATCACTACCCTCCTTACAGCTACATTCATTCTCAAATTCGTCTCAAACTAGAAAGACTTCTAGGCAAAAAATTATACAATAGTTACTTTTTCGATCGATTCTATGATCCCGGCCAAGAGCTAAAAATTCACGTAGACCGACCGGCTTGTGAAATCTCTGTAACCATTCACGTTCGATCTAACGCTAAAACCCCGTGGCCTTTTTGGATTAAAACACCAGATATTTATGAAGACCCTTTAAAGAAAACTGTAAAAAGTAAAGGTAAAAACCACTCTATACTTTTAAACCCAGGTGATGGTGTCATTTATAAAGGTTGTGAGCGACCTCACTGGCGTGAACCCATGGCGCATGAGTACGAAAGAACTTGGTATGGGCTGAAAAAAGAAAAAGAAGGGTTATTCTATCATCAGGTATTTTTTCATTATGTGCTTGCCGATGGTTTGCGTGCGCAATGTGCAAATGATATGGCACCAGGTTAACTAAGTTGTTAATTTTTACAACTAGTTACCCTAGTCGGCTATAATATATATGTAGCCGCACTCACACTTGTGAGCGAACGGGATCTACTTTTTGACTTGTCATGCCTTCAAAAGCGGTTTGCCAAAAAACGATTCCGAAAACAAATATTTGATGATTGGGGTTGCTGCGGGTATTGCGGAAAAGAGAATCCGACAACGTTAGATCACGTCGTGCCTAAAGCTCGTGGCGGACTAACGACCCGCAAGAATTTGATTGCAGCCTGCGGCGACTGCAATATCATGAAGAGTTCAGAAGACTGGTATTCCTGGTTTAGATCTCAGGACTTCTGGACGCCAGAAAGAGAGGATCGGATCCTGCGCTGGGTTAACCAGTCGGATGCCGATCCTCTTCCTTTAGTGCCCGTTTATTGGGGACCTACACCAGTAGCTGCTTAATTTACTTTTTAGCAGTCTTGGTGATAATACCGGCAATAACTTCGATAATCTTATACAGCTTGCCGTAAAGCTCATCATCGCGAGGAGTAGGCGTTGCGTTGACAACAGCGAGGGCAAGCACGTGGAGAGCGGCGAGAATTCCAGCAATCTCAGCCCAATTCTCAGAAAGATGGTTAATCATGGTAGTACTTCAGCTAGTAGAATTCTAAGAGCTTTTATAGTTTTATGCCCGCCATACTCGACGACGCAGTGAAGTCGATTATGAAGAAAAACCCGGATCTTAGTAAGTCTTCGGCGTATGCGATTGCCACTAAGACCCTTCAAAAATCTGGCGATTTAAAAGAGGGTACCGCCGAAGCCACTAAGAAAGGTGATCGCCGTGGCGAAATGAGCGCCGCCACACGAGCCAAAACTCGAGCACGAAAATATAAAATCGAACGAGAACGGGGCAAAAAAGATGAGCGCAACACGGAGGGCCGCGACTAATGGCTAATCAAATGAAAGGCGAAGACCCTTGCTGGAAGGGGTATGAGATGGTCGGCATGAAAAAGAAAGATGGCAAAGAAGTGCCAAACTGCGTGCCAAAAGCTAAATCTGCTAAGGCGAAGGCTCGTTCTTATCAACAGTCCAAGGGGCGCTGAGTCGCATCTCGCCACCTAGAAGTTCCTGAGCTTTAGATCCATCTGGCGGAAGCTCGGTATAAACCGGCTTCTGTCTTTCTTTTTCTTCTGCCGCCCACTGCGCGTGGAGGTCTTCGACTTGCTTATCGACATCTTTCATAGCGACTTCCGCTCTAAAAGCAGCCCAATCTGGACGGCAATAATCAAGGATTCGCCGGATCCAAGGTTTTTGTTTTAAGGGATAAAAGCGACACAGAAAAATAATGAGCTCGTAGATAAGAGCGTTTGTTTTGTTGTACATGATCTAGAATCTTTATATCGAGGTGTTTTAAATCTAGCTATGGCTGAAGTTACCTTCAACCGCGAGCTCGGTGTTGATCCTGAAGGAATTACTCGCTTCGGCCAGTTCCGTACCAGCAACGGCAACAACGTAACCATCGGTTCTTACCGTTCGTTCGCTGCTGACGGTGGTTTAGGTCTGGCTGATGTTTTTGAGCTGACGTTCGGTACTTCCGGCACTGCCACAATTACTCTTGATGCTGAAGCTTTCGCTGTCAGCAAGGTTGAAGTGTATAAGTCGGATGGAACTTTAGCCGGCACCGCTGAAGCACCTAAGATTACCCGTCGTAGTGCTTCTAGTTTTACGTACAGTGTTACCAATGGCGACACTGCTTCTATGTACATCTTCCGTACAGGTCGCAGCGAAACTGAGTATCGCGTTACAGCTACTGCTGCTTAATTAAAACTTCACGCCGCAGTTGGTCGAGTTCTGCCAGAGTAAATAAAGGCAGGATTCGACCATGCGTGTATCTCAAAGAGGCATTGATTTAATTAAAAAATTTGAGGGAATACGTTTAAAAAGTTATGTCTGTCCTGCTGGCGTTCTAACAATTGGTTACGGGCACACAGGTTCTGATGTGACGCCCAATATGCAGATTACTGAACAGGAAGCCGAGCGTCTGCTGTGGAAAGACACAGAGAGCGCTCAGCAAGCTGTAAGTAGTTTTGTAAGTGCTAGGTTAAACCAGAATGAGTACGACGCTTTAGTTTCTTTTACTTTCAATATTGGTTCGACTGCTTTTGTAAACAGCACGTTGCTTCGGTTGCTGAACCACGGGGCGGAGCGCGACATTGTTGCTGGCGAGTTCATGCGCTGGGTGAAGGCCGGCTCGAACGAAGCAGTTCCTGGTCTTGTGCGTCGGCGCGAAGCGGAAAAAGCTTTATTCTTGGAGAAAGTTAAGCATCCCATGCTCGGTAAGTCGATCCTGGCCAAGCGAGATACTTGGCTTAAGCGCCGCCCTGTCGATTCAAACTCGCTAGCTGCAGAAGAGAAGCTCTTTGTACCTAAGGGCAGCGCGTGGCAATGGACCGAAATTCGGATGTTTTCTGGCGAAACCCATCAACGAGTTTTTCTAGAAGCCCAACCAGATAAAGAGTGGTGGATATTCCCAGACCACTGGAAAATTATTAATGACACAGAACCTCAAGAAGGGCCGCCCAAGTTAGACGGTGAAATAAAACTCGTTGTTCCTTTCTTCAGTCAGCGGGATAACAAAAAGGATCCGATGCGTACCTGCTTTAGTAGCAGCTGCGCAATGCTCTTAGCAACACTCGACCCTGATGCGATTGAAGGTGATGATGAGTATATAAATGAAGTTTTTAAATACGGGGATACGACGTCGGCTGCGGCTCAGCTAGACGCACTCAAGCACTTTGGAGTCGATGCACGTTTTGTGCAGAATGCCGATTGGGCTTTGGTTGAGTCCCAATTGAAGAAAAGTATTCCTGTTCCAATGGGCGTATTACACAAAGGACCCGTGTCAAACCCGACTGGAGGAGGTCACTGGATTTGCTGCGTGGGCATCACTGCAGATAAAACAAAGCTTTGGGTTCACGACCCGTTCGGTGAAATGGATTTAATTAGTGGAGGCTATGTTTCTACAGACGGTAAGTATCGTTTGTACTCCAAGAAAAACCTCGGTCCAAGGTTCCTGGTTGAAGGATCCAAGTCAGGCTGGATCATCCTGGCTGAGTGAGCTAGAGTGTGAACCCCAACCGACCGCTCATGCAACCTGCTTATTTCGACTACCAGCAAATCTTGGATAACTGGAGCGTTGATGATGAGCAGAGCAAAGCAGATTTTCTTGATGCTTTGTATGAGTTCTATGCTCCTGGCACTGGCTGCTATACCGGCTTGTTCCAGCGCTTTCAGTCAGATATTACGGAATTTACTCGTCATTTGGTGACCCGCCGTGGCATGACTGTTGCTGAACTTTTTCGAGCCGGTTTAGAATTGTAAAAACTTAGTTAGCTGATGACGTATAAGAGAGATTACAAAAAAGAATACGAGAACTACGACGGTACTGAGAAGATAAAGAAGCGCCGTGCTGCCCGAAATAAAGCGCGACGCTACATGATACGCGAAGGGCGAGCCCATAAGGGTGATGGTAAAGATATCGACCACAAAGATGGGAATCCTCATAATAACTCTCCCAGTAATCTTCGAGTAATGGATGCTTCGAGAAATCGAAGCCGCGAACATAATTAAGCTAGAGTAAACTCATGAACGGCTCTAACTTTTTACAGCGTCCAGGTGGTCTCGGCCCCACGGCTGAGCGGGTAAAGCCACTTGGTAGCCTGGCGACAGCAGTCCCGGCGCTGTACCAGAATACTCCCGAGATGATTGAGCTCAACCGAGCCACTCAACTCGATAACGTTAATCGGGTCTACTCTCAGTATCAGAAAGATCGCGGAGAGTACGCGCGGGAGCCCGTGGGGCCTACCGATATGCAGCCAGGTAATATTGTCCCAAGCCAGCAGTTGACAGGGCCTGCTGGTTACAACCATCGTGATCAGCTCGTTATCCCCGATAAAGCGGCGGATATGAGCAAAGGCGAGTATCTGGTTAAGACTCAAAATACGCTTAATCCTGAGCTTCGTAACCAGCTCAAAATTCTGACATCGCTTGCTCAACAGAATTTCTTAAACGCTCCTGACGCTTCTGCAATTTCGCTTCCTCAGAACTACAACACACCTGGCACGCTCCCCCTTCAGTTACCGGTTAAGTCATTCAAATGATGCACCAGAACGCTGATAACATTCGCTTGGCAGGTATGCGCCTTGGCTGGGGGCCTGCCGATTTAGCTCGAATGGTATCAAATCCAAGCGAAATCACTGCTAGGCTTCGGTTTCAACAAGCGTTTCCCCGAAGCTAATGCAGCTCCACTCTGCTCATCTGGATTGGATTACACCAGATGCGGAGAAAGTCATAGCAAGACATGCCAGGGTTTCGACAAAAGATCCTGATCGTGAAGAGTACAAGAAGCTTTTAACGTACTGCATTAAGCACGGACACTGGTCTGTGTTCGAGCAGGCATCTGCCAGCTTTGAGATTTCAACGACTAGGGCGATTTCACCACAAATCCTGAGGCACAGGAGT